CGGGTCCCGCTCCGCCATCGAGAGGATCTGGACCGCGAGCTCGCTTGCGTAAATATCCTGGTACCCGACATCGCCGGGCTTGATGTCCCCTAGCAGGACCTTCTTGGCCGCCGTGTCGGCCGTGGCCCTGGCCTGCATCAGCTCTGAGTCCGTCAGGACCCATAGCGTCAGCTCCCCGGGGGACTCCTCACCCTTGGGGCAGGGGAACGGGACGGACGTGACCGGCCTGGGGCGCTCGGAGAGTTTCGCCCAGAGCTCGCTCGCGCGCTCGGCCGTGGGGGGTTCGGGCATCAGCTAAAGAGCGACAACGGGGCGACCATCCGGAAGCTGTACTCCGCCTCCTTGGTGGCCCCGTGGGAGATCGTGTCCTCGTAGACGAACCCCTGGCCGCGTGTGCTCTGGCCACCCGGCCCGAGGACCTGGAAGGCCACCGGGATCAGACCCGCGATCTTCTTCCCCATGTCGAACTCGAACCCCGCTTGCGGGATCGCATTCATGACGTCGAGCTCGATCACGGGTGCGCCTGGGCTCATGCCCGCGAAGCCTTTCGCGGTCGTGATGACCCGTGTCGCCCCCGCGTTGCGGTGCATCGTGACCTGATGCTCTTCGGCGAGGAGTGTCCCCTCGATGCCGACGAAGATGAGCGCGTAGAGCGAAAGATTGCCGGCCACTTACGCACCCTCTGACGCTAAAGCAAGTCGCGTAAAGCAACTTGCGTGGTATAGTGAGCGGGACATGAAAACCTGTACGGTGTGCGAGGTGGAGAAGCCGCTCGAGGACTTCATGCGGAACGGGAAGGCGGCTGACGGGCGCTCCTCTCGCTGCATGGCGTGCGTACTGGAAGGACTCAAGACAGTGAGGCAACGGAGACGACTCGAAGCGAATGCTCGCATCGAGGCAGCCGGCGGGAAGTCGTGCCACTCATGTGGGAAGATGAAACCGCGCGAGGCGTTCGCGCCGCGAGAGGCGAGCGTAGACGGGATGGCGTCGAACTGTCGCGCCTGTACGAACCGCGTCAAGGAGCGACGTCGCTCAGAACCAGGCTTTCGTGAGCGTGAAGCCGAGAAGGCAAGACGCCACTACAGGAAGTACCCGGAGAAGTTGCGGGCCCGCTCCAAGGCGTACCGGGAGGCCAACCCAGAGAAAGCCCGTAACGCAAACATCAACGCCAAAGCGAAGCTACTGACAAACGATTGGACCCGAGTCGCGATGCAATCAGTAAACCGACTGCGGATGCGAAACAAGTTCGGACTCGCCACTATCGACGCTGAATATCTACGCTCTCTGTTCGAACAACAAGGCGGTCGATGCTACTGGCTCAGAGTCACGCTCGTCCCGAGTGCCATCAAGCGACACCCACTTCGCCCGTCTGTCGATCGTCTGGACAACTCACGCGGTTACGAGCGAGGTAACGTCGTCATCGCGTGCCAATTTGCCAACATGGGGCGATCACTAACCGACGTCGACTCGTTTCGCGAATTCGTTACTATACTACGCGCAAGTATGCGTACTGACTAGGATATTTGCTGGCCCAACACGGCCGCTTGATCGAAAATATTCACAGGACTGAGCGGGAAGTAGGCGCTCATCCTCGTTGCGGGACTCGTCTCCTGCTGGATGATCGCATTCGCGTTGATGGCGTCCGCTGCCGTGACGCCCGCCACGACCGGCTGGTTGGGCGGGTAGGCCCACTGGCCGGCGTTCCCGTACCGGACCGTGATGTCCTTCAGGGCGGAGCCCCAGAGGCGCGGGGTCGTGGCGTTCGGGGGTGGCGGGGGCTGGCCCGGCATCGGGTCCGGCAAGATGTCCTTGCCCCCGAAGTTCAGCTGCGTGACCGCCTGGACGTCGTCACACCAGTAGTCGCACACCGAGACCTTGTGGGCATCGCGGATCCGGTAGTCCGCCGTGGCGCCCGCAAGGGACCGCGTGGTGCAGCGCTTCACGAGGTACGCCTGGCCGTTCTGCTGGACCCCAATCGGGGAGAGCCCATTGTTCAACTGGCTCACGATGGTCGCGATCGTCGGGTAGGAGGTAGGGCCGGAGCGAGTGCCCTTGATCCCCCCGCCCTTCCCGAACGGTCCGGCGGCGTTCCAGAGATTCTGGTCGTTCTGCTGGGAGGTCGGGAAGTTCGAGAAGTTCTTGCGGGCCACGCCCCAGGGGGAGCCTTGCTCGAGCGTCATGTAGATGGCCGTCAGGGCGGCCGCACACTCCGCCGGGGTGAAGTCCGTCCCGTTCCCCCAGACGATTTCCCCACGTGCGCTGTTGATCCCCGTGGCTTGCGTGATGGCGTTCGCGGAGGTGTCGACGTTGCCCGACACGACGCGCCCACGGATCCCCACCGTGGGGGCCGCGTTGTTGTTCGCCTGGGTGACGGCGGCCCCGACGTTGGTCGAGTCCGAGTCCCCCATGCAGTAATAGTAGTACCGGGTGTTCACGATGGTCGCGAGCGCGGTCGTGTTGATGTCCGCGGTCGTCCCGCCGGAGAGCCGGGTGTTCGCGAGGATGGAGCAGCTGATCCCGGTCGCGACCCCACCGGTCGCCTGGATGGCGAATTGGACCGGGATCCAGTTGCCCTCGGGGCCTGGCTCCTTGGCGGTGATGACCAGCGCGGATGTCCCGGCTGCCGTGACGGGCCAGCGGGTCTGGCTGTTGATGTTCGCCGCGACGTTGGTCCCGATCTGCCCACCGTTCTGCCCGACCGTCACGGGGGTGTCGATGAAGTCGTCCACCACCCAGGCCCGGAGGTTGAAGTTCGCCAGGGCACTGGAGCCCGCGAAGTTCGCCGTGACGGAAGCGGCCGCCCCGAGGCTGGACGTGACGGCGATGAAGTAGATCGGGATCCCGGTGTTGGCGCCCGCCACGCTGGAGAACCGGAGCCACATGCGGTGCAGCTGCGAGCCCGGCCCGAAGAGGGTCGTGACGTCGGTCTCGGTCTGGCACGGCGTCTGGGTGTCGGGCCCGTACACCACCGTGTTGGGGGTGGCGGTCCCGGCACTCGTCATGTTGCCGATCAGGATGACCAACCGAGGTCCTCCGGCGCCGCCCACCGGGCCGGCCGCGAAGTCCATCTCGATATAGGTCCCCGGGAGCGGGTAGGTCGCGGCGAGCCCGACCAGGATGATGGCGGCGTTGCTCACTTGGTGACCTCGCTAGAGACCGGAACCCGGGTTCCGGTCTGGGGACTCTTCGGGCCACACATCTCGGCGTGCTCCGGGTGCTCTGCGGCGAATTGCTTGCGGAGAGGGTGCTGGACGGTCTGCTTGGTCTTCGGGTCCGCGATGTCCGGGTGCCCGGGCCAGAACGGGATCCCGACGGCGTCCGCCGTTTCCTTGTCGGCCGGCCAGAGGTCCCCGCCGAGCTGCGGGGAGCGGGGGTCCCCCACGAGGTGGCGCCTGTACTCCGCGGTGTCCGGGACCTCGTAGACCTGAGACTCGGTGCGCTTCAGGGCACCGGAGAGCTTGCCGGACGGGGCCCACTTGCCCGTCCGGGGGTCCTGCTCCTGGAGCTTCTCCCCGACGGTCGTGTCCCACTCCCACCCGTGGTAGAGCCGGAGCGTGCCCGTGGGGTGCGTGTTGACGCTGTAGTCCGGCACGAGCGCGTGTCCCCGGGGGAGCACTCGCAAGATCTTCGGCTTGTGGGGATTGCCCACTTGGTGAATGGAGCCGGACATCGTGTTCCCTTAGGTGATGGTGAGTGCTGCGGGGAGGGTCACTGACTGACCATCCTGATTCGTGAGGACGATACTCAACGCCTGCGAGCTCGCGCCCCCGAAGACCGGGGAGTTGCAGGTCACGGTCGTGGCGTTGACCCACACAATATTCGTTGCGGGTACGCCCCCGATCAAGACCGGGATCCCACCCGGGATACTGCCCTTCAGGAACAGCGTCCCGGTGAGCGTAAGGGCCGTCGGGGTCCCGTGCGGAACCGTCGTGGGGCTGACCGATACGAGTGTCGGGGCCTGCTGGGTCGCGACCTGGATGAAATCGTCGATCACGGTCCCGTCCGGGGACTGGAGGGCCGCGTCGATATCCCCGCCCGCGAACTTCACCCCGATCGAGACATACGTGTCGCGCTCGACCGCGTACCCGTGCATCTTCAGGGTCGGGAGGTACATGTTCGAGCTCGCGAGCTCGAGAGACCCGTACTCACTCATGGGGGCCGGGTCCCGGTAGGGATCCCCGAACCCGACGCGCTCAACGCCCGCCACGGGGGGGATCGTGCTGGTCCCGCCGTTACCCCACACCGGGCCCCCCAAAACCCCGCCAGGGGGCGTGTAGTTCGGGTCGTAGCCCTGCGTGGTCCGTTGCCGGATGGTGGCCTCGACCGCCCGGAGGGCCGGCATCATGATCTGGGCCTGCCCGGTCGTCATGCTGGGCAGCACGTACAGGAGGTCGAAGTACCCCCGGTCGTGCTCCCACCCGGCCGTGAAGCGCCCCGTCTCGGTGCGGGTCCTGCCGACGAAGAGGGCGGGATACTGGAACTGATTCTCCCGGAGCTGGTCCGGGGTCGGGAGAAACGGGAAGACCTGGCCCGCACTGATGGCGGCCGCGAATTGGCTGTAGCCCGCATTCGCGGCCTCGATGATGAGGCGCGGGCCCGGGTGGTTCTGGATCACCCAGGACCAGAAGTCAGTCGCGTAGAATAGAAACGGATCGGCGTCTTGAAGAAGAGTGTTCGACGTCGCGGTCGTGAGGGGCTCGACAACTGCCCCGACCCCGAAGGTCCCGTACGGTTTCGCCGTCATCGCGAACTTCGAATCGCTGCACTCACCGCCACCTCGGCCCCGAGTCGCATCCCGGCCTCACCCGCGAGTCGCGCGTCCGTCATGAAGGGGCGAGGCTGAATCCCGGGATGCCGGAACCTACGGAAGATGAGGGAGCCCGCGATCATCATCGGGACCGTCCTGACCTCGAGGGCCGCGTGAGTCCCGTACTGAAGAAACTTGGAAGCGCCACCTGCCGATACGAACCCGTGGGTCCCGGCCGCCACGCCCTTGATGCTATGTCGCGTCCCGCCTGTCTGGTCCTTGAACCGAGTGGTGCTCACGGCACTCTTCTCGGCTGCCGTGACGCCCGCCAGGATGGCCGCCGCTACCGCGTAGTGAAACCGCATCTCGAGCGAGACAAGTCCGTGCCGAGCCCCTTGGGTCTTGACCGTGACGTCGCTCACCCGAGGGCGAGCCTGAGGATCGCTTCGGCAAACAATCGCGCGTGTGCCTTCTCGACCGGAACCCTCGTACCGGCCATCACGACGTCCACGAAATGCGCATTCGAGTTCGGGAATACGTCGAGCTCCGGCCGGTGCTGCCCGAAGTCGTAGTGCTCCCCGCATTCGTCGCACTTGATCTGCTGCTTGGTGGCGTCCCCGTTGAACACGTCCTCGTGCCCGCACATCTCGCAGACGACTTTCGTTCCGGGGCCGCCTGGTTGGATGCTCACGGGTTCTTCCCATCTGCTCTCAGGATCACGCTGTAGTGGAGCGCGCTGGCTTCCTCCGCGATACGGGAACACCAGGACCCGCCCTGCGCCATCCCGGGCCCCGCGACGTTCCAGAAGATCTCCTGGGGCTGGTAGGTCATCGGCTGAGGGTCGAGCGTCACGTCCCCGTACCCGCCCGCAATCAACCCGAAGGACGCCGCGAACGCGGGGGTCATGCGGCCGATCCGGATATCCCGGTCCCGGTAGAGACCACCGGAAGCACTGATCTCCTTCGTGGAGAGAAACCGGACCTTGATGTTCTCGAGCGTCCCGGCGGATGTCGCCGTCACGTTGGTCAGGACCGTCGGGGTATCGACCTTGTTGCCCTTCCCGACCGCCCCACCGGACCACCGCCGGACTACGAGCGTGACCGAGAAGACCCTGAGCCCGAGGATCCCCCCGATCCCCCGGATGGCGTCCAGGGCGGGGAGGATTGAGGTCGCGAGTGTGGGGGCTGTCATCTAGACCGGAACCCGGGTTCCGGTCAGGGGCCAAGCCTCGACCCTGGCCCTGATCTCCTCGAGACTCTTGCGGTCGGTCGCGATCCCCATCGCCCACGCGCAGCACACCAGTTCCTTGACCGAGAGCTCCAGCACGTAGGTCGGGGCTTCCCGGAGCGGGATCGTCACGGGCCGCGTCGCCATGACTCCATATCCGAGTAGACGAACGGGTCGTTGTTCTTGATCACCTGGCCGGCCGAGAAGACATCTGCCCGGACACCGATCAATTTTTTCAGTAGCCTATGCCGCTGGGCACGGAGGTGAGCGCGTTTGCGGCCCCGATGCCCGAAATCAGGGTGTACGGGGGTTGCTGCGACAGGGGGCACAACCTGACCGGACGCTGGAAGATTGACGAGATGAGGTACGCGACCTGGGCCGCGTTCGCGAGCGTGGGGGCCGTGAAGTCCGGGCTGAGCGGCTGGCCGGACGTCGCGCCCGTGTTGCCGCCCGCAGGGCCTGCGGTGACCCCGTAGTCGTCGATGACCCGGTAAACGTTCTGCGGTGCGGTCGTGGTGGTGGGGACGCCCATGATTGCTATTTCCTTCTTGGGCCTCTCGGCCGGGTTGGGTTACGTGAATCAGAAACGCCCACTGGCTACGGACCGCCTCGCCAGTGCTGGAGATTGTCGTACGCGAACGGATCGTCGTCCGTGATGACGGGCGAGCTCGAGAAGATGTCGGCCCGGACACCCTTCATCCCGAGCATCCGGGCGAGCTGGTGGCAGAGCCTCCGGCCTTCTTGACGGAGCCTCACCATCTCCCGGTAGGCGTCGATCTCGACTTCGCCCCCGTCGGCCTTCAGGGCACCGAGGAATACATCCTGGTTGGCGATGTTGGCCTCGATCTGGACGAGTCCCCGGAGGGCGGGCATCGCGAACGTGACGCCCGTCGTGGATGCGGGTCCAGGCGTGACCCCTACTTGGGTGCCCGTGACGGCCGCGACCCCGTACAGCATTCCCTTGATGTTGTTCTCGGTCGACGCGTCAGGGCGAGACCCGCCATCCGCTACGGACTGGGTGGCCGTGATTGCATTTTCTAAACGCGGCTCGGCCTGGAGGAAGATGGCCCCGTACCCGACGTACCGGCGGACATAAACGCGATCCATCTCTGCATAGGACACGCGTCTCTTCTCCTCACCGGTACGTCAAAGGGGGGCTCTACTTCTTGCCGACCGCAGATTTGAGTTGCTGAAGTTCGTTCTCCGCCGCGAGCCTGGCCTGGCGCTCTCGCTCGAGTTCGTTCTTCGCCCGCTCTGTGTTCTCGGCCGCCTCGTGGGCCGCGAACTGGGATTGCTCCATCAGCCGCTGGGCGGTCGCGGTCGCGAGTTCGGCCTTCATGCGGTCCGCCGTGGCGCCCGCAAGACTCTTAAGTGCCTCTTCGGCCTGGGCTCGCGCCATGTCGAGATTCGCCGCGAGCGTCGGGACCTTGTGCCACCGCTTGCAGATCAGTTGGGGGGCGAGACCCGCCGAGACGACCCGGGGATGATCCAGGTTCTTACAGCAGTCCTTCTTGGAGTGGCACTGCGGGTGGAGACAGTGGGTGCGCTGGATCGCGAGGTCGTACTCACTCGGGATGAGGCGTGTACTGCCCGCCTTGACGATGTAGATCCGGTTGCCGGTCTTCATCTCCTCGCGCTTGGCCGGGGAGGCTTCGAGAAAGGCGCGTTTCCACGCTGCGTTCTTCGGGTCCGTCCCGATGTGGATCTCGAGCACGACGTCAATCTTGGTGGGGTTGTACCACTCGGTATTGAGCTGGTCGTCCTCCTGGTAGAGAGGGCCCGAGGTCTCGACCGGGATGAACTCCCCCCCGTACCTCGCCTTGGGGGCGCTCGGGAGAAACTCCTGGTCAGGGTCCACTGCCGGGGGAGGAAGATTCGGACGCTGTACTTGCTCGGGGAGTGCAGACTTCGTTTCACGCGACATGATTGCTGCCTGTTTGCTTTCTCGTTCCCCGCGATGGAGGAGGAGAGACTCGCGCACGGCCGGTGGGCCCACGTCCGTCTAGAGAGAACCGGTCGACGTAAGGACCGCGAATATTCGCACTCGCTTACGTCGGAGATCTCCCGGGAGTCTTTTGGCTTCTACGCCTCGCTGATGTCCTGGACGACGGCCATCGCGTTGCGGCGCAGGAGTGCGGCCGCGATCGTGACCCTGGCGCTGATCTTGTGGCTGTCGCCCGTCTTGGCGAGCTCGACGAACCGGACCGGCAGCGGGACGGTCATGCGGGTCGAGGGTTCGTCCCCGGAGCTGCCCGTTAGACCGATCGAGTCGAAGAACTCGATCTCGTTGCGGGTCGGCATGTGGGGCAGATACTGCATCCGGATGTACTCGGTGTTGAGGAACGCCACCTTGCCGGTGGGGCTGAGCGGGTTGCGCTGTACGCGCTTGCCCTTCCACAGGAGGTTGTCCATCTGGCCGATATCGTTCAGGGCCGCCCCCATCCCGTACCCGGGGTCCTGGACATTGTCGTTCATCCGCGTCATCGGGACACCGCCCGTGTTGCCCGTACCGGCCGTGAAGAACTGCTCGTACTTCGCCGCGACACCCGCCGACGTCACGATGAGGTTCCACGGTAGAGAAGCAGCGATGAAGATCGCGTTGTCCGCCTGGTTCATCAGGTTGATCGTGAGGCTCCGGAGCGTCCCGCCGTTCGCCAACAGGGTCGAGGCCCACTCGGTGTAGGTCGCGGGATTCAGGCCCCCGTAGATCCCGGACGCCGAGAGGGCGCCCCCGAAGATCCCGATGAGGGTCGGGTTCCCGTTCGTATCGACCCCAGTACCGGTCAGGAGATCCTGCTCGACTGACTTGGCCAAGAAGGCATTCGCCGAGATGATGCGAGACCCGAAAAGGTCCCGCAGCTTGTCGGGCGTCCCGATAGAGGTGCGGGCAGCATCAACCTCCTGCTCGGAGATCTGGAAGCTCGTGCGGTACGTAGCCCACGGGAAGATCGCGGGCTCGTTGACGTCCGAGTTGTACTCAGTTGCCGCCACGTCCGACCCTTCGGCCACGGTCCCGCCGGTCGCGCCCGTGAACTCGACGTCGAACGCCGCGTTCTTGCCCGACCCGGCCTTGATCCCGCCGGCCGCCGCGATCCACTTGAGCAAGTAGGTCGCGCGGTTCCACTGCCGGGTCAGATCACCGTCCATGATCTGCGACAGTGCATTGAAAATATTGGCGAGGGTTTCTGCGGCCATTCGATGACTCTCTTTCGGGTGTTATCCCGAGACTCGGGACGTGGTTATCGCGGTGAGGTGGGGTTACTCGCCCACTCGGAGAGTGCGGCGTTCATTCGTTCCGACCGGTCCGCTGGTGTCAGGGGTCCGGTCTTCATCTGGAGGTTGTTGCCCTTCGGGCGCGTCCCTGCCCCCTGGGTTCCGGACGGGGGGAGAAAGAGCTTCGCGTCATCGCTCTTCGCCCACGTGGCGAGACCGGTCCGGTAGTCGAGCTCCCCCGTCACATCAGCAAACACGATATCGTCCGAGTCATCCGCGGCGTACCGCAGGAGCCCGTCTTGCTGGAGGAGCGCATAGGCGGCCTTGAAGCGAGCGTCGGTGATCCCATGCTCCCGCAGGGCCTCCCGGACGTCTTCCTTCATCTTCGCGTTGCGGTTCTTCGCGCGTTCTCCAGACGCGATCTTGGCGCTCTCTTCGGAGCTCTTCCGAAGGTCCTCTACCTGACGCTTGAGAGTCGCGAGTTCGCGATCCCCATCCGCGTTCTTGCCACCCTTGCCTGGCTTCCCATCAGGGTCCGGCGGAGCATTGAGGGCCTGGAGCTTCTCGTCGAGCAACTTCCCGAAGGTTTCCTTCAGGGCGTCCGAGTCCTTCTGGCGGTCGAGCACCGAGAGCTTCTTGAGGTTCGAAACTGCCCCGTTGATGCTGGAGTTGACGAGATTCGTGACTGTCTTGAGGTCTTCTTCGTCGAGTGCCATGTGGCGTTACCAGTTTCCCGGCCTTGCGGGCCGCTCGGACGTAGTGGGGTACCCGCACGCCACCGACAACGTCCCGACGTCGGTGAGTACGCTCGGCCCTTTTAGGCTCAGGCCCGGAGCATCAGACTGGAATCATGAACATCGGGAGCCCGAGGACCGTGACGCCTCGCATCTCGGCCCTGAGGGAGTCCCTCAAGTTTTCGCGTAGCCCCGCGATGGCGCCAGAATGCTCGACATCCGAACACGCCGGCCATGTCTGGTCGATCTCACGCCACTTGCGACGGAAGTAGGCCCAGTTGGCCTCATCGACGAAGATGGGGTCCCGGTGACGGAAGACCGGAACCCGGGTTCCGGTCAGGTCAGTAGTAGTCGGAGAACCCGATATCGCTCGGGCGGACTCGATTGTGCTCGGACCAGTCCCCGTTCTTGCGCTTGATCTTGAGGATCCGAACTTCGCCCGACGCATAGACGTCGATCTCCTTCTTCTTCCCCTCGTTGTCGATCGAGAGCGCGTTGAGTCCGATCATGATCGACTCGTGGTGGCTCACGATCGCGACCCTGACACTGGCCTTGTCGGCCAGGAGCTTCAGGACGAGCGCACGGATCGACATGTAGGGACCGATCCCCTCGTCGGTCTCGATCTCCGGCTTGACGAACCCCGCGTCCGCAATGGCCTCCGCGATGAGGCTCGCGGTCATCTGGGTCCTCAACACGGGGGACGCGTAAATGACGGTCGGGATCTCCTCCTTGTCCGCCATCCACTCCCCCATCGCGGTCGCGATGAGCTTCCCCTCCGGGGTGATCTCGGCTTCCGGGTCTCCCTCCTCAGAAGCGGCAAAGTCATCGCTCGCCTCCCGGGGGGCATGTCGAATCATGTAGAAGCGAATTGGAGTTCAGCCCTTTCGGGCAGCCTCTTCCGGTCGCTCGTCGATCTGAATATCGTAGAACCCCGGACCGCTGAGAAGCTCCGCGTGATCCTCAGCATCCTTGCGGGTGAAGTACTTTGCCATATCGGTTCGGTGCTCGGGCATGGTCGTAGCCCCCGGGCCCAACGTGACCGCCGTGACATAATACATAGTGACGATCTTTGGGGCAGTCATGTCGACTCCCCACCCTCACGGATGCGCGCGCGCTGCGGGCATATCCGGACAACGACGGGAGCCCCCGCGGTCGTGCTGACACCCGCAACCATGACGAGCCTGAGACGATCAGAGAACGCCCCGTTGACCACTTGACCCGGTGCGAGTGCGGGCGTCAGGTTCTTCCCTACCAAGATGGGAGCGGTTGTGGTCGTCGCGTTCGAGATCGGCGCCTGGTAGGACACCAACGCCCCCCCGGGGGCCAGTTGCTGAAAATGGATGATATCGTACCAGCTCACCCCCTCATCGGGGCTGTTCTGGACATAAACATCGAGCGCTCCACCGGTCGCACCCTTGAGGTCTGCGATGATGTCGATCGCCTCGTAGTCTCCGAGCAACCCGCATACCCCGTTCGGGATCCCGTTATCGACTCCCCCGATGACGGGCTGACTGCTGGCCGCGGTTCCCGCCGCTGCCGGAGAGGTCTCGGTGAAGACGTAGTTCGCGACGGGCATCTGGTGGTCTCGGGCTCTATCCTAGCGACCGGAACCCGGGTTCCGGTCTTGGGCGCGTCAGCAGATGTACTCGACGCAGTTGCAGTTCCGGTGGACGTCCCCCGGCTCATCCCCGTCCTCGTAGTCTTCGTCGATCCCAACGCGCTCCCCGTGGTGCGGGAGACAGTCCCGGCAGGCATCAGCGAACGCACTCCACTCGCGCTTCAGGTCATTCGGGAGATCCCCCCGCTTGGCAGCATCCCGAACAGCCCCTCGGTGCTCGCTCATGTAGGCGTGCGAAGTCTCCCCCACGGCCGTACGTCGAATCCTGAACTCGAACGCCTTCTCGGCCTGCTGGAACGCAACGTGGACTGACGCGCCCTTGCGTTCGGCCATCCGGACGCGAGTGAAGACTTGTCCGCGCCACTGGGATACGAGTGAATCTGCCGCCATCGTGGCGTGCGCGACGTCCGCCTCGATCCTCGCAGCTCCCGAGGCCCCGAGCTTCCCGGCCGGGAGCTCGAGCCACTTCGACTTGAGTTCGTCCCCGAGCCTCACGAGCGACATCGCCCGCACTTGCTTGCGAGCTTCCACGATCGCGCGCTCGAGCCCTTTCGCCATCTGGTCGCCCGTGAAGACCAGGACAGACGCGAGCTCTTTACGTCTTGTCTTCTGGAGCCCACCATACTCATGGGCGGCCTGGGCGAAGAACGGATGGGCCACGTCTCGGATGATCTTCTCGCTCTTGTCTTGAGCTCGGAGAAGTGTCCCGACCGCGAGTCGCTCCAGGCGAGTCCGATTCTTATCCTCCAGCGCCGGCATCGGGTTGCTTCACGGCGGGCACCTTCGGGGTCTTGACGGGCGGGACCCCAGGGGTCGGGATCGCCGGTACCGTTGGGGCCGGGGGGTTCTCGATCGCGTCCTTCTCGGCATCCTGCTTCAGGTCCAGGATGGCGTGCTTCGCCTTGATGCCTTCCTGGAGCTCGTCGATGATGGTCGCCATCGTCTCGACATCGACCGCGCCCTTCAGGAGCTTCTCGGCAATCGCCCGCGCATGCGTCATGTGGAACGTCTCGCTCGGGATCGCCTCCGCGATCTGATCGAGGCTCATGGCTTCCTCGAGTACCTGTTCGCGGTCCTCGCTGTCGTAGCCGTCGAGCCCGTGGGGAGCCCAGTGGACGTCTTCTTTGCGGGCCTGGCTGATCGTGTCGAAGACCTCGACCCCGAACTCCCGGACAGCGTGCCCGAGCGCACGAAGGACGCGCCCCGTCAGGTCCTCATCCTTCTGCTTCGAGACGCCCGAGCGCCCCATCGAGGTGTTGTTCCGCTGGACACTCGAGGCCATCTGGAAGGTGACCTGAAACATCATCTCCCGCAGCTTCTCGAGCTGCTTGTCGACGAGCTCGTAGCACTTGCCCTCGGGCTCGGCGAACCCGACATCGTCCTCGGCGTCGAGCTCCAGATACCCTTTCGAGTTGAAGGTCTGGACCGGCCTGTTACCCCGCTGCTGGTCCCCCGAAATGTCCGCCGGGATGGAGCCACCCGCGGCGGGCGCCTGGGGGCCACGCTTCACGTACGGGATCGCGACTAGGGAGCGATTCTCCGCCCCGATGAGAGCACTACGGCGCTGCCAGTGCTCAAGCGCCTGGGGGCCCACGATGTTACCGACCCAGAGCCCCTCGGGGAGCTCGAACCGGAGGATCGGGATCCGCTTGAAGCTAGTCGTCCCGCGGTCCTCAACCGAGAAGTATGTCTCGGGCCCTACTGTTTCGTCTGACTTGTAGCTGTAGCTGTACCGGACCCACTCGGCCGTCGCGTCCTTCTCGGTCCCGATGGTCCAGATCGTGAAGATCTCTTTGATCCGGTCACGCCTCGTGAGCGGTGTCTCGCGCGTCTGCTCACGGTCGTACAGGATGGCCCAGACGAACCGTCCCGTGTCGTCGTCGAGTTTCCAGTCGATGAGACGCTGGAGCGGGGTCTCGTACGCATAGAGCCTGCGGGAACCGTTCGCATCCTCATCCGCGAGGCTCACCGGATCCGGAGCCCCCTTGGCGTCCGGAGCGTCGATGATGACGAGTGCGCGTCGGTGCTTGAGGGCAGTCCGGAGCGTGCAGGTCATCAGGTCGACGAAGGATGTCCCCCTCCGGTCGACGTTCTTCTCGAGCTCTGGGTAGAAGTCCTTGTTGGGCAGTTCCCCGGGTGTGTTCGGGTTGTCAGCGTCCCCCGCGGGCTTGATGGAGAGCGGCTGGCCAAAGACATCGGACGTAAACTGCCCGATGATCTGGGAAAAGAACGCGATGTATGTGACGATCCGGCAGCGCTCGGTAAACTTCACCGCGCTCTCGCCCTCGAGTCGGCAGAGGTACTTGGACGCCTTCTTCTGGATCTCGAATCCGCCCCGATAGAGGTCGTCGATCTTCTCAATCAACTCAGCGTCATACTCGTCGTGCTTCTGGCAGAGGAGCCCGTAGGGAAGCGATCCCTCCGGGGGCTCGACCTTCGGCTTCTCGGGAGTCTCACTCGGGAGCGAGGGAGACCCCCAGTGGGCACCGGGTGCCTGCTGGGGGTACCGCTGCTCAACCGGGGGGATATCGATGGCCACTCGTCGGCTAGTCTCCTAGCCCCGCGCGTATGCGTGGCCGATGGTCAATGGAGTTGCGTGATGGTCTCACCCGGGAGGAAGATCTCGGGCGCTACCCGCTCGTCGAGCTCATCGCGGTACCGGCGGATGAACTGTTGGGCACCCGCGGCCGTCATGCGATCGATGATCGGCTTACCGTTCAGGCTCTCGACCCCCTGAAAGATCGAGCGTGCCCCGGAACGACTACAGACGACCTCCCGTCGGGATCCGTCCGGCTTCCTGTACTGGACCGTGAGCTTGTCGGGAGCCGAGAGGACGACCGGGACGCACGCGAAGCTCGCGGACATCTCGAACTCCGCCGCCTCCCCACCCTCGTCCTTGATGACGGGGTTGCACATGACCGAGTACCCGCTCCCCTTGGCGTTCCCGACCGAGAGGGCGAGCACCCGCCAGGGGGGGTCGAAGTCGATCTGGGTACCGGCCAGCACGTGGGCCCGCTCGGTCGCGACCAAGAGGTTGGCCATCACCTGGCAGTAGTCACGGAGGGCCGAGGTCCCGAAGGCGCTATCGGGGAGCGGGTCCGCCCTGCGGCGGAGCATCGCGTGCGGGAACAGTAGGACGCGCGGATGGGCGGTCATCAGTTGCCGCCCTTACCGGGCCGGGCTGCCTTGATGTCAGACGTGATTACATCCTGCACTTGGCAGCGGTTCTCGTTCTTGAACGCCTCATCGGCGACGAGCGCGAGCCACGCCTTGTAGCGTGGTGAGTGTGCCTCGTCACTGGGATCCGCGATATCCCGCAGGGTGCGGCGGAGCGCCTTACCGCGAGTCTTCCAGGAGATGCGATTCATGCCGGGTGGGATACCGCCGATCAGACAGGCGGGAGCTCACTCTCCCAATCCTCCGCACGTTTGCGTGGGAGCGGGCGACAGATGATGTCGTACCCGATGGCAGCGGCCATCGCGAGGTCGTCGTGCGTCCCCTGGAGGGCCTCAGGCTTCCCGTTCACATTCACAACGAACGTCCGGAGCTCCGCGGTGAGGTACCGATCCTGGGTCTGGAAGGTCCCGGTCCGTATCCCCTCCGCGAGGGTGTCGAGAACGACGGGCCTTGAGGCTTGGTTGGTCAAGAACCCGGGCTTGCCGTCCCGGTCGACGAACACATTCGGGTAACTGTGCTCAGCGTCAAGGGCCCGTAAGACGGTACCCCCCGGCCCGTTGCGCTCGGGCACGATGAGGGCGTTGTTGTACTTGCGAGCTATCCGGACTGCCCAGCGGGCGAGCTCCCACGGTTTGAACTGACCCCAGAGGGTCGCAATGTGTCGGCCGGTCCCGCGCTCGAGCACGATTCCCGCGCCCGCGTCCCCGCCAGTCCCGTCCGATGCGTCCAGCGAGACTACGTACAGCTTACCCGGTACAGGTTCGTGCCAGGCCCTGATGGCCGGAACCCGGGTTCCGGAGATCCACTGCTCGGTGACGCCGGACCCGCTGACGTCCTGCCAGATAGGGGCGACCGTACACTTCGATGCGATGTCCGCGACCTTCTCGGCGTCGAAAAATCCGCGTCCCGTGACAAGGAAGCAGGACTCCGGGTCGCTCGGGTACTCCTGGGCGACGATCGCTACGTTGCCGTCGTGCTTCTTCAGCTTCTCACGAAGCCACTTGATCTGCTCTGGCTCAATCCCTTGCTCGAAGAGTCGACGCTCGACCTTTTCGAGCGGCCCCGACGGGGTGATGACCTCACCGGGCATGAGCTCCACCCGGTTGCCCGCGTGGGCGAACCAGGGGAAGAAGTGCGGGGTGAAGCTGGACTTCTTCCGGCCCTCCGCGTCGTACTCGTGTGCAAAGTGCCACTGCTCGAAGAAGTACCCGGCGGAACCGTTCGCAGTGGACTCCACCGTGACGCTCGTCTTGCCGTGGGACGGCATCGAGCCGATCAACGCAGCGAACGTCTCGGTCCCATACTTGAATGACGCCACCTCGGAGAAGTGGAGCCTATTGACAGCCCCACCCCGGCCCGTCTTCTGGGCGGTCGCGTAACTGGCGCCCGCCTCGATGATCTGCATCGTGGCCGCCCTAGCGTTCAGGGCCCACCGGCCCTCCGCCTCGACGTCCAGCGGGATCACGAACCCGAGGCCCCGCAGAGACTTGATGAAGATCCGGATGATCCGGTCGAACTCCCGCTTGGTCCCGTGGTCACGCTCGGCCTGGCAGACGATCAGGACCTTGGCGCCCTCGACCGTCAGGAACCACCAGAGGTCGTAGGCGAGCTCCAGGGTCGAGACGTAGGCCTTCCGGAACTTCAGGACGAAGTCCCAGCCGGTCCTGGCCCGACAGAAACTGTTCTGGAGTGGGGATAGCTCGAAGGGCCGGACTTCCTTCGTCTCGAAGTCGACGATCTGAAGCAGCGCACAGAAGCCCCGGAAGTCGCGCACCAAGGGGGCGAACTGGGCCGGGACCTGGATCGTCGACAACCCGACCTCTTGGGCGGCGCTCATCTACTCCAGACCGGAACCCGGGTTCCGGTCTTCATCCTGGACCCGCTGACGTCGCTGCGACTTGGGGATCCGCTTGTGGATCGAGACCGATACTTCCGCCTCGGGATGCACGACGCAGCATCGCTGGACCCGGCAGTGGTGAAAGACACTCGAGACCGTCAGGCCACACGGACCACACACCCAGTCGCTCAATGGGTGCGGTGCTCGTGCTCGGGGAGCTGACCTACAACTTGTACGGCTGCCGCGTTCTTCGACGCCACCCGGAAGACCTCATCGATCGAGATCGTCGCCACCTGGACATTCACGTTCAACGCCTGCTCTTGCTTCGGGGGCTCGAGGTTCGCGCAGTTGAGCGCTGCCTTCGCGACCGCAATCCTGGTCTTCGCCCTCGTGAGGTTCGCGAGCGCGTTGGCCCGCTTGAACAACATCTCCGGATCATCTTTCGATTCCGGGAGCTGCGCTATCTCACGCGCGAGCCTGAGAAGGTCCACATCGTGCTGCGCGTTGAGGAGCACACGTGAATCTTCTCGGGACTCAGCCCCTACTTCCTGGATGGCCCTCTTGACGTCCCGCTTCGCCTGGACTTGCCCTATCCCAAGCTCACGCGCGATCTGGGCGTAGGACGCGTGGTGCGCCCTGAGTTCCAGTGCCCGTGTGCGACGCTGCTTGCGGGCGATCACCGCAGCTTCGTCCGCAGGCGTGAGGGTACGGTGCCCTAAACCCCTCCGAAGTTTCTTTCCTGATGGGGTGACCTTCAGGGTTCTCAAGATCCGATGACCATAAGCCCGAGGCAGAGCAGGAGGGTGACGAGTAGAGCGGCCAGGAGTCTCACGGTTGTTTCTTGCGGGACTTCCACTTGGCGACTTGTCCTGGGGTCATCATGCCGTTGAGGCAGTGGGGGCACGCGCGCATCACGTAAGATCCGTTGGGCTTGTGCTCGATGTGGCGGTACTCGCCCCCGCAGGCGAGGCACGAGACGCCCGTTGTTTGTTCTTCCGGGTCGAATGAGTTGGGCGGTGTGGGCTTGTAGTGGATCGACACGGCGAAGCCTCACTCGCGCTCTGAGTAGGTGCAAGGGTCCGGGGCGCACAGCGGTTGGGTCGGAGGTGAGTCGACTTGCCGTGGGGAGGAGTGGAGGGCGGCGCGTCTCCCGAACCTTGCAGAACGTGAGGGGTGGGGGGTAGCGTGCGTTCGATAATGAGTGGGTGGGTTTGGTGTTCGCGACGTTCTCTACCGGATCCTATCCCGGAGGACCCTGAGGTCGAGCGCGAGCTGGTCGATCCGGGTGGTCTGCTCCTCGAGCGCCTCCTCGAGTTCGTTGATGCGCTCGTCAGGCGTCTTGTCGAGAGCCGCGAAGTACTCCATCACGATCTGGGTACGGCCCCGCCAGATGATGGCGGGCTTCCCCTTGCCGTCGGGTCTGGGGGACGGGCGAACATTTGCGTGGCCATGCTTGACATGCAACGCACGTAGGATCCGCCATGCCTGGGAGCGGGAGATGTGGCGGAGTCGCGCGATGTCGGCCGCGGACAACCACCCGGGGAGCCCCGGGTAGTGCCGTCGGGGCTTCCTACGCACGACCGGAACCCGGGTTCCGGTCTGGACTCGCCAACACGGTAACGTACCCCGCACGTCTAGCGGCGTCTCGGCTCACCTGATCGGGGAAGCCCGCTGCCGTGAGGGCGACGTCGAGAATACAGGCTGCCTGGTGCCCGTAGCGGGCGTCCGCTTGTGCGCGACCACACAACGGGCACTCAGGACTCTCAGGGCTGCTCGATACTTTATCCCACTCGACTAAGAGCAGAGCCCTCAAGAGGGCGGGACCTACCTCGGCAAACCGGTTCATCTCGCGCTGTACATCCAGACCCTGCCACTCCGGCGTCCAGCACCTCCGGCAGACGTGCGAATCTACGCCGGTCGAAGTGGCACTCGCGCCCCCGTACCCCTCACCGCACTTGAGACAGAACCTCATTCGTGAGAGATTTTCAAAGCCCTAATGCGGGCGATCATCGCAGGTGCGTTTACAGCGGCGTCGAAGTCCATCACTCGTCCTGCGCGTCCCTGCTCCTCGACAAGGACCGCCACCGCATCGTCGAGACCCTGCGCATAAGCCATCTCTAATCCCATGTCGGTAACATCGTTGCCGCCACCGTGCGCGAACTCAAACTGGTGCATACGTGTTCGGATATCAGCAAGCGATCTCACTTTCCCGAGCCTCGCGGTCGGATTGTCGAACATGCAGCAGCACGTGTCAGCCGTGGCGATGGAGTTTGGCGACGACAGATACCCGGCGCGCCATGTACCAACGCTCACCAAACACACCCCAGAGTGTTCCGGGTGCAGGCATTGTGGGCAATACCGAGTCCCTTCACTCATCTCACTCCGTATCCTTCTGGTCTAGACACTTCCGCAGGTTCGTCGCCTGCATCTTTCGCTGGGGTCGGCTCTGGGCGCGAGTAGTCGCATAGGTGTACCTTGTTCAGCGGCTCGTCTGCGACGAAGCCGTAAGTCCTGAGGGACTCTACGAATGCGCGTGCCTCCAGGACGACTTCCATAGTCTTTTGCAGTTCCTTACGGAGTCGATCGTCGCGCTCTATCTCGTCTTCCGACTTCTCGGCCTTGACGCCTTCATCGAAGGCTCCCATCAGATCCCCAGCATCCACCGAATCAGCCGGATCGTTCGCATGCTGCCCGTGGATGCCGCGCCCTACTGGCCCCTGGCCTCCCGGTACGCCGATACAGCAACCCTCAGGAGCTCGTACGCCTCGCGCTCGACCGCTTTACAGAACGCCTCGCGCTCGTAGCGCCACCGAGTCCTCGTGACCTCGTCCTCCGGGGCCTGGTCGAGCTTCATCCGCAAAGCATCTGACGCGAACACCCCCTTGTCGATACTCCGGCGGGTCACGAGATCGTGCCCGCACTCGGGGTTCCAGTTCCGCATCTTCCGATCCACACACTCCAAGCGGGCCCTCTCCACGCTCGGGCAGTAGGGGGCCAGCCGGGCCGCCTCGGGGCTTAGACCGGCCCACACGGGCTGGAGCGCTGACCCGTAGGCGCGCTCGATGGTGCGCCTATGGGGGGCACTCAAGGCCCTGAGGGCGCGACGTGCGGCGTCTGCGCGGCTCGACTGGACCTCCGGGGGGAGCCGGGAGCCCGGTTGGAAGCTCGACTCGCTGCAATGGATGGTGTTGCAGTACTCCCGGAGGGCATCGTCTTTCCGGCGCCATCGTTCTTCAGGCGGGATAGCGGGCGGGATGGCTCGGGACTTCTCGAGTACAAGGCGGGCCATCTCGCGCGGGACCGTCTCCTCGGCCCCGGCCCCACACCGGCACTTCCGATCCTGGTCCCCAAGACCAAGACGGCACCGGCACTCTTTCGAGCGTGTGGTCTGCTCCACGAAGTACTCGATCCGCCCTGCCCCCACCATCCGGCGGAGCGCCAGACTGGCCTCGTGGCGGGTCGCGTTGTTCTCGAGCGAGAGGATCTCGACCAGCTTCTCCCGCTGGGCCCCCGCCTTCCCACGCTTCAGGAGCTCCTCCTCGACCTGGCGCTCCAGCTCCGGCCCTACCCTCGGGGGAGAGCGCATCAGGCGATCCTCAACTGCCCCCTGGACCGACTTGACCCCGAGGGCAGCGTCGAACCCTGACCATAGGAAGAGCAGCTCCCCCCGCTCCCCGTCGTCGAGCTTCCCGGCCTCCCGGTCGCGTTCTCTGCGTGCTTCCTTTGATTCGTACCCGAGCCCGAACGCACCTGCCTTGGGGGCCCGGGGGCGCTCCCGCACTGCGTGCTTGGTCTTCGTAGCCGCGAACCCCCCGAGGTCAAATGCTGCCGCCATCCTGCCACTCCTTTGTCCCGGGCCAGCCCGGAACCCCGCCTGCACATTACGGGATGGCTAGTGGGCTCGTCAATGTAGGGAAATCAGAAGTGGCCGTGCCCGAGATGGTGAGGGATCAACTCCGTCCAGATGAAGTAGCAGGCCGCGACGATCAGAGCGAAGATGATGAGCCCCTTGGCCCACGTGAAGGGGGCAGGGATCGCGATGTACTTGTCCGCGGCCCAGATGACGGTCGCGATGAGCCCGAGGGCCAGCACGATGGTGACGATGGTTTCGAGCATGCTGGGGAGCGTGACCCAGAACCTCATCCCCACGCAAGCAAGCGGGGGCGTACCCAAGACCGGAACCCGCGTTCCGGGCCGTCCAGTATCTTAAAATCCCCCGC